GACCACAAGTCTTCAACAGGGATTAAAGGTAAAGGGACATCAATAGGCAGAGGAAATCTTAGCACCTCATCAATGCCGAAGAGAAAGAAACAAACACACAAGCGATACAGGGGGCAAGGAAAATGAAAACTAAAGAACTAGAAAAATTATTTAAAGATAGATTAGCCAAAGATGGCATAAATAAAAAATGGATGGATGAAAAACTTATCTTTGTTGGGTTAGATGATGAGGATGAAGATGAGTGAAGAAAACGTGATAAACATACAAAAACATATCATCAAGCGGTTACGCAAAGAGATACAAGCAAAAGACGAAAAGTATTGCGAGCATTGTGGTGAGACCACAGACGATTGCTCAGGCTACAAGTGTTGGATCTAATATGGAAGAAGATAAAATAAATCCTTCTTACTATAAGAAAGGTATAGAGACCACGGACTATATACAGTCTCACAAGCTAGGATTCTTGGAGGGTAACATCATTAAATATGTTACCCGACACGAACACAAGAACGGCCTTGAGGACTTACTTAAAGCAGAGTGGTACTTAAACAGATTAATTAAGGAAACGAGGAATCAATGAATCTTCAAAAGATTACAGGGATAGGAACGCAGTATGTAAACTGTTGCGAAAAATGGGTTAGATATAACGTGCTTCTAGACTCTCAAGGCCTTCCATTGGTGTACATAGACACAAACGAAAACGCAATACTCAACAACAGAAAATTGCATAAATTGGCAATTAGTGAAATCATTAACAAACTTACAGAGGATATAAATGACTAAAGAGTACATTTTAGACAAGCTAAGCGGGGAATATGTATTGGTTTGCTCAGACTCTACACGTCCGACTATACGATTAGGAACGGACGATATAGAAGTCGCGAAGAAACGAGCAACACCCTACATGCAATTCAATGACTGAACTATACAAGGACAGGTTTGATTGCCACCCTACCATGCAGTTTGATTCTGATAATCACGGGACAATAGATTGGACTCTTAAAATGGATCCACCCGAAAGTATTTATTGGAAGACAGGCAACATAAAGAAACGCGACATACGGATCACCAGCCAGGTAACGCCAGAGCAAAGGAAAGAACTAACAAGCGAGCTTTACCTAGATATATACCCACCCATAGAAAACCCAAAAAGGATAAAACAATTATGAAAAGACGCATAGCATACTTAGATAAACCGCAAGCTAAAGCTGTGGTACAAATATTTAGACGTGGACAGTTAGGAGACTTAGCTGTGTTTTTAAAGATAGATAGCAAAAACAAGAACGGACAGTATAAATTATGTATTGATTGTCCACTCGACACGCATCCACGACTGGTAAACAAGTTCCAGGACGTAGCAGATACATTAGTGTTAACACACAAGCAAGCAATCGATACTATATCTTGGGAAGATTATGATGATAAAGATATGGAACCTGAGGAAGATACACTAAGGGACTTTGTAGATATGTTAGGGAGTTATGACTAATGGATATGGAAAAACTAGAAAAGCAATGGAGAAAAAATTGCCCAGAAGAAGCAAGCGGTTTAGTGTCCAAACGGACTACACCTAAAAGATGGGTAATAAAACTACAGGCTCACAAGCGCAAAAAGAAGCAAGCTACTCAACAATAATTGCATCTTCTACTTCAAGAAGAGGCTTATAATCTCCGAGTAGTTTCTGTATTCTTTGCTTAATCTCTACTTCACTTAACGAATCTAACGTGCCTGTTCTAACTTCCTTACGTTCCACATACAAGCCAGCCGCTCTACCTCTTTGTACCTCTGCCGATACTGCCGCAGTAAGATTACCTTTATCAATGGCTTGGTCTCTGATCTTGGCTAACTGCCTAACGTGCCTACTAAATGTTACCTCAAACTTTTTATCCACCTCTGCCTGGAGGCCCTGTATATATCGAACCACAAGCGGGTACTTCTGTGGATTCATAAGCTCAGAAGCTCTGACGGCCGCAGATGTATCAGCGTAGCCAGCAGCAAGGGCACATTCTGTTTGTGTTTTAGATCCATCATTGTAAACAACCTCTTTAGCAAAACGTATTTGCTTAGGTGTTAAATGCTTGTCATTCTTTCCTGATATATTTCCTGATGTTCCTTTTGGCATCTGCGAAGTATATACCAAGGTAATAAAAAGTAACAAGTTCTATTATATATAAGACAGATAATACATAACTTCTACCAAGTTAGCTCTAAACCCGCATTCTTTCAACATTCTCAGCACTTTCTAACCTGACCTAACTTATGCAAAGTTAGACGGAAACCCTTATAGGACTTATATTTCTACCTCTTCTAACCTGAAAAATATATTTTCTAGCTTTTTAGCGTATTCATGAAATCTTTTTGAAATATTACAGGTGAGGTTAGGTTTTCTTATATAGGAATAGAAACATTGCTAATAAAATCAATAGCTTACGATCTAACCTTACCAAAGTTAGAAGATTTTTATTATCAACAGAATCAATAACTTAGATCTAACTTCTAAAGTGAGGTTCAGGTTAGAAAACTATTGATATATAGTACATATCTTATATAATTATCAGCATGAGTATAAAAGAAACAGTAATTATGGTTCTTGATCCCAGAGAAATGAAAGAACTTAAAGCAATCACACTTAGACAAGATGTTAAAAAACTTATGGATTATGGGTTTACGGCTAAATCCATGTCTGAATATATGGGCAATCAGATAAGCGACAGAGCTATAAGAGAGTTTGTAAAATACAAAAGAAGACATTTAAGCACACATAACTTTGAAGTTTTAAGCGAATGGACGGCTAAAGTTTTAGAACAAATAGAGAGCTTAGAAGAGCCGATAAGCTATGCCGACTATTATTTAGATGCAATCAATGGAGAAAAAGAAAAATAGTCCTTGGGCCATCGTTCCGAGTCTTTTGTCCTATTTTCTTCATCTTTTGACTGTAGGCCCTGGTTATCTTAAAAATAAAACACTTGACATTATGGGATAGCTCCTATATACTGGCTTTTTAACAAAAGGAGAAAGTATGAAAATATTAATAGGGTGTGAAACAAGTGGTACAGTTCGCGATGCGTTTTTAGATCGAGGCCACGATGCTTGGTCTTGTGATGTGCTCCCAGCCGACACTCAAACAAATAGACATATACAAGATGATGTAAGAAATGTGCTTGAATATGAACAATGGGACTTGTTAATGGTGGCTCACCCACCTTGCACTAGGTTGTGCAATAGTGGTGTTCGTTGGTTAGACAATCCTCCTCCAGGCAAGACTAAAGAACAAATGTGGCAAGAACTAGAAGAAGGAGCGAGATTGTTTTCAGATCTATGGAATGCTGATGTGCCCAGAATAGCGGTTGAGAACCCCATTATGCACAAGTATGCTAAGGCTAGAATACTTAACTTTCAACAACCTCAATATGTTCAACCATACGAGTTTGCCGCAAGCGTAGACTCAGAAGATAACGTAAGCAAAAAAACTGGTCTTTGGTTGAAGAACCTTCCACCTTTAGTCAAAACAGGTACGCTTACGAAAGAAACGGCTAGGCAAGATATACATTTAGCCAGTCCTGGTCCTGATCGTTGGAAAGTTAGATCTAAGTTTCATAAAGGTTTGGCAAAAGCTATGGCTAAACAATGGGGGGATCTTCTTTAGTCCCTTGTCCATAGTCCCTTGTCCATAGTCCACAAAAAAAGGGAAGACTCGTTAAAATCTTCCCTTTAATAGTTTTGTGAAACTATTGTCTATTATAAATCTTTCTTACCCGACAGGCTACCGCTTAATGATTTTTTAGGCCGATCGAAGATCTTATCCCAGTTATCGCTGAACTTCTCAGCAGATACCGAGAGAGGCCTTGGCTTAGATCCTTTACCCGCCACCGCCAGGTCCAGATGGTGTGGCTAATGCGCCATAAATACCTTTGCCAGCTGCCTCTTTGCCCATGCCTAAAGCCGTTAAAGCTAGGTAAACTCCATTCATACCGTGATCTTTATACACAGATCTTAAGATATTAGGAGCAGCTGCTCTAAATGCAGCAGAATTTGCTAAGCCACCGACAGTTTGTGCAAGGTTTTGTTTGCCTTGGGCCATATTCATAAGACCGCCTATGCCTTGTTTCTGCATTCCAGATAAACCAAGCTTACCTCCCACCTTTCTCATAGCGAGTTGACCTAAAACACCTTTAACAAATTCTTGTGGGTTTTCTGCTTCTCTTAAATTTTTTACAAATCCCATAGCAAATGCTGCGTTACGTGTTGCGGGATGTACTTGTGCTAGTCTACCTAGAAAACTTTTTACGCTATCTACTGCTGCACTCATATACGTTGGTTGATCACCAGGATTAACAAACGTAGACATGTCAGGTGTGAGCCCCATCCCAGACATACTAGGATCAGAAACTAATTTGTCGAACTTAACATCGATAGGATCTAAACGTTTACCCGTTACAAAAACTGCATCTTCTCCTCCAAGCTGCCCTGTTTCTCCTGTGCTTTGGTATCCGCCAGGCGAAAGAGAAGATTTACCACCTACATTAAATTTACCACCAGGTGCGTAATCACGAGCTTCCCCTGGTAACCCGTAAATACTTGGAGAAACACCACCAGCTATCATTGCGCGAGTAAAATCCCCACCAAAGTCTGTAGTGCTAAAACCTCCACCTCCAGTCATTTTTCCAGCAAACAAAGGGCTACCACCTTTCCCTACCCCGCTACCTGATTGTATTGGTCCTAAATCAGGTTTATCAGAATCTTTTACTTCATATAAAAATCCATCTTTATTAACGTACTGAGGAGGTCCACTTAGTTTATTAGCGAGATCAACTAAACCGCCTTGTTCAGCAGCCAGATCGTTTATATCGTCTTGTGTTTTAGCCATCTTCTTTTAAATCTTTGCTTACTATAACAAATTCTTCTTTCCAGTCATACGATTGTAGCTTTTTTACCCAGCCTCTTCTACCCATGACCTGCATAGAATTACAACCATGGCGCACAGCTGTCTTTTCCAGAATATCAAGAGCTTCGTCAATGCAATCATCTAGGCCATCACCAGCTGCATATTGAATGCAAAAAACTTTCTTTTGTG